AGCGTGATGTCTTCCATGCACAAAGCCCGGCCACATCATCTTCACGTACTCCATGAAGCTAATCTGAGCCTCCTCCCTCTCAACTGCCGCCTGATATACCTTTACCTCATCCACCAACATCTCATATAAAGCCGGATCCAGCTGATCCAACAACTTATTTAAATCATCTTTAGTTTTATCTGTACTTTCCATTACTCAATATCCCTAAAGTTAATATAAACAGGACGAATACTCCGCCGGCCAGCTACTCTCTTGACTACTCCCAATTTAACCAATCTATCCACAATATCCTTCGTATTCCCTATCCCCGTTTTCCCACGTACATCCGCAATTTGCCGGAGGGTAGGACTACACCCGTACTTCTTCCACCACTCATCCACAATGATAAAAACATCCTTCTGAACCGGACTCATACTCTTCTCCATACACTCGTCATAACTCATCTCCCGCCGTCTTATCATGTCTCTGTTAATCATTATTTCCATATACTGCCTATTTTTTAAGCAATGGTAACGCTTACCATTGGGGTGGGTTAACCCTTAGTTTTTCAAAATATATATACCCCACCCCTATTTTGTTTCAAAAGGTGACGGGGGGTCTTTCCAAAAATCATCGTCAGGGATTTCTGGATTTGAGTCAATACCCCCATCCGGTTTTTCTGCTGACACTTCGAGTGGAATACTATGTACATGTGAGGGGGGACTCCTACTTGGCAAATCGGGGGGTAGGGGGTCGCCCACAGCAGCCTGGACGCTCGCCAACGGGGCGGGCTCCAACTCAGCCAACAGAGAGTCGGCGTCTTTGACTGATACATCCGTTACAGTGCCATGCACTAGAGTGCGGAGCTTGTCTAATAGTCGAGCCCTTGCGTCTGTGCTATTGGTAATGGTCGTGATCTCTTTGCGCTCAGTAAATGCCGCCACTTCGGTGACAGTGCCCAACACCTTAGCCGCCGCCGTAATCTGTCCGGCTTTGCTCTCCGGATCTGTGATGACCTTAACGAGTGAATGAATGACGAGGGAGCGAAGATGTTCGGGCGTATGATATGCCCGAGCACTTTCAGCCAGTCGGATTGCCTCTATCTCCCGAGCTATGCCCGAATGCTTTTTGAGATCACTCGCCGCATTGCCGGCGGTCTTAGCCCTCTTGGTCGTTACGTCATAGGCCTTTCGGTAACTATTGGCTCCCGTCTCTCCCTGCGCTACCAAACGGGCGAAGGTTTTTTGCTTATGTGTCAGCTTTCCCTTTACACCTAGTATTTGGTCTATTGGCACTTGTTCTAGTGCCTCTCTTACCTGAGCCCTTTTCATACTGTTCCGCTCCGCTTTATTGAATGCCGCCCATCATACAGAACAAAGCCGGAACTGTCACCAATGCGACAACCTGGCGCCGGTTTATATGGTATGCGAGCCGGTTTTTACCCCTAAAAATTGATTGTTGGCCATATGCTGCACCCTGTCACATATGTGACTGACAGACTGTTTTCACCCTGTCAGAGTGTCATACATGGAGAGCCAAAGGGGCTAACCATTAAACCAACCAAAGGGAAATAAACCATGCAATCTAATATTTTCAACATCAAAGACAACTTGAAGCACTTCGGGTTTCATTACGTTTTATGGTCTGAAGGCCTATCCATTAGCACCCTCTACAGTTTATGGATTGCCTACGGAATGACCCGCCACGAATCAACTAAAACCAATTGAGAGCCCGCCATGAAGAACCTTCCGAAATCACTTCACACAATCACCGCTTGGGTGAATGTCGCCCGCTTTTTAGCAAAGCAAAACGGATTGTCCCCAAACAATGCCGCCCATGCCGCCGCCCATGTCTTGAGACTGGACGAAATGACCGACACCCACGAATTGAGAGCCGCCGTAATTAAACAACTTGAAAGAGCCTAAAAAATGACTTCCCTCAGAAACTTTAATCAAATTATTTCAACCGAAATTTTTACACCGGACGACCTCACATATGCCGTTGATACTCTCGCCGATATTCGAGCCCAAATAGCCGAATTAAAAGCCCGAGAAGATACTTTCAAGGCCGTATTGATTGCCGCCGGACACCCCGCCATCGATGGCACCGCCCACAGAGCCGCCGTTATCCAAGAACAAAGAACATCGACCGACTGGCAAGCAATTGCCACCAAATTAAACGCAAGCCGCCAACTGATAACCGCCCACACGTCAACCGGTGAACCCTTCTACAAGATCCGCCTATCAGCCCGAAAGGTTTCAGCATGAAGATCACAATCCAAGTAAAAACGATTTATGGAAATCAGGTCATTTACCCCAAAGATGAAACCGCCCAAGCATTCGCCAAAATTGCCGGCACTAAAACCCTCACCATCGAAGCCCTCCGCCTGATACAGGCCTTGGGGTATGAAATCAATGAACACAAGGAAAGCTTCAAATTATGAAAACCCGCACCCTCACCCTACACAATGACCCCTCGCATGGTTGGCTTGAAGTGAAACGCTCCGACCTGATAGCCCTCAAAATTGAAGACCAAATCAGCCGCTTTTCTTATGAGAAAGGGTCAAAGGTTTATCTAGAGGAAGATTGTGATATGACCCGATACATAAGAGCCGCCGCCCGAGCCGGTTGGAAAGTGGACATTGATTATTCGGTGCATACAAATTCGGATAGCTTTATCAGGCTTTTAAAAGCTTACGAACCGACCGCCGCCGCTCGCCAGTCCATCGCCGAATTTTACGATAACAACCCAAATTTAACCCTCGCCGATTTGTCCCGCTTTACCGGTAAATCAGTCCCCGCCCTTAAACAATTTTTATTGGAGAGAAAATGAACCCGCTCGGATATATCGCCTATGAGGGAAAGAGCCTCATCGACAAAAGCCCAATTGTCGTTATCGTGACCGCACTCAATAGCAGTGCAAACAGTAAAACCGGCAATATGGTACAGACCTTCATTATCCGGTCGGACGTTGACCCAGTGACCGCCGCCCGAACCGGTGAAGATTTTGGGATATGCGGAGCTTGCCGGCACCGCCCCAAGGCCGCAAAAATTACCGGAGAGCCGCCATGCTACGTTAACAAGGGTCACGCCCCCTTGCAGGTCTTTAAAGCTTACAAAAGGGGAAGATATACCAAAGCCACACCGGAACAAATAAAAACCGCCCTAGCCGGTCGCATTGTCCGCCTAGGCACCTATGGGGATCCCTTCGCCGCTCCGGTGGGCATATGGGAAGAGATCATAAAAGACGCCGCCGGACACACCGGCTATTCGCACCAATGGAAACGCTCAGATTTTGACGTTGACCGGTGGAAAAAATTAGTTATGGCTTCCGCCGACAACCTAGACGAAGCCGCTTTGGCAAACCTAAACGGAATGAGAGCTTTTCGGGTATCGGTGGGCAATGACCGACAAGCCGCCGAAACGATTTGCCCCGCCAGTTCAGAAGCCGGCAAAAAAACCACCTGCGCCAATTGCCAATTGTGCGCCGGCACCACCAAAGCCGCCCGAGACATTGTGATACAAGATCACGCCGCCGGTTATCGCAAACGCATAGAAATAATGAAAGCTTAAACCATGAAAAAACTTATGAGAGCAAAATTTGCCGGCACCTGCTCACGCACTGGAGCCCGAATCAATGCCGGAGATGAAATCATTTTCGACACCTACACCCGCACCGCCTACATTACAAACGAAGACGACACGCCCCGCATTAACTCGATCCGATTCGGGGATAAAACCTTTTACCGAAACGCAAAAGGCCGGTGCGAAGACGCCCCATGTTGTGGGTGCTGCACGATTTGAAACCAGGTTTAAACGCATGAAAAAACACACAAAAACCCGCAACGAAAGAACTATTCGGAGGGCACAAGCCGCCCTCGATTTTCTTACTGTTTTGCTCATTGCCGGCGCATTGACCGCCGGAGCCCTCCATTATTTTGATGTACTCATACCATGAAACACACTGAAAACGATTACATAAAAGCCGGCTTTAGATTTGAGAAGGGGCACACGCCCGCCGAAAATTTGCGAGCCATGCTAGAGACTGAAACAATAGACGACAGGTCAGAAGCCCGCCGTTTAATTGAACAAGGCCGGCACGAAGCCCGCCTGTCGCATAAGTGACTGACAAGGGGCACAAGGTGCCCCGACAATTCAAAAACTTTATTAACTCACAAAGGGGGAAACCATGCTCGAAACTGCAACAAAACCAACCACCACCACAGGAGGAGGCGCAAAAATAGAATTGAAAAACCTCAAGCATTCTGATTTCGCCAGTCAGGAAACGTATTGCTTCGAGGCTAGCGTATACATTGACGGAAAGAAAGCCGGCACTGTATCAAATCAGGGATGCGGAGGTTGCCACTCATATCACCCAAACACCCTGTATCAAGCCCTCGCAAAAGAGGCGGCAAAACTTCCACACCATGAGTGGAGGCTAAATGACGAGGTGTTAAGCGTAGCACCCGATGCAGACACCATCATCAGCGAATTAGTAACCGAAGCCCTTGCAATCAAAGACCTAAAGTCCGGCATGAGGAGGCGCATTCTATTTATTGGTGAGAACGGCGAAGTCTTTGAAACCCAAGCAATGAAGGCGGAGGCACTTGCCGTTCAATTGGTGCGAGCTGACCTGTACGAAAAACTCAAAACAAAAACGATTCTCAATCTTTTACCTTTCCCCGAAGCTTTATCCATCTACATCAAAGGAGCAAAATAATGGGCTTTTTTTCTAAGTGTTGTGCCAAGACCAACCTGCCGGTCATCAATCACTACAAAGACTATCCAGAATTTAGCGAGGTGGTCGCACTCGCACCCGATGGTCGCATCATCAAGGGATCTTATGACGGCTACGGCAATGTAGCCGGCGAAGACCTGAGAGAAACGCCCGATGGCAAATGGATATGGGAACAGGTTAAGTTTGTCCTAGCCCCACACTACAACGGCGAAACCTACAACGAGATCCCCAAGTCACATGATGAACTTGCACAAGGTCATTTCATGGCTGACGAATTCTTAGACCACTGTAGACAAGTGGGCTCATTTAAAAATCGTGCCGCTTATGTGCGGGCTTTCAAAAAATACGCAAACTGGTAAAAGGAAAACTATCATGCCAAACTGGTGCTCAAACTCCCTCAAACTTACTGCAACAACCGACAGTAACCGCAAGCTTTTGGACGAATTAGAAAAGCAATTCGACAATAGCGACAAGGCCGTAATTTTCGACATGATCAAACCCACACCCTTAGACCTGCTCGAAGGCAACGGATGGTACGACTGGCGCATAAAAAACTGGGGCACAAAATGGGACGCAACCATTCTGTCAGCAACCCGCAAAAAGAATACCGCAACCCTGTGGTTTGAAACCGCATGGGCACCACCGACTGAGATCTATAAGGTGCTTGAGGAGGAGGGCTTTAAGGTCGAAGCCACCTATGTAGAACAGGGGATGGCTTATGCCGGTCACTACAAGAAAGGGGTGGACTTCACAGATGACAAACCCCCATTCCTGCAAAACCTGTATGACGAAGAGACGGACACCTTTAACGAAGACCAGTCCGACATGGACGCTTACTTTTTAAAAGCCGGTTTTAAACATTCACCCATGACATTTGGAGGCTAACATGAATACCGCAGAACGATTCGCCATCAACGAATGGCTCTCAGAATATCCCGAAGACAAGACTTATGACGAGATCATGGATCTAATTTACGAGGAGGATGAGTCGGTTATCCCTTGGGAATTGGTCGAACACTACCCTGCAGCCGACCTCATAGAAGTTATTTACAACACAAAAATTCACTTTGAATGCGTCACAAAACAAACCAACGAGGAGAAATCAAATGCTTAAGCCACAAGAAATGTTCGGACTTTTAGACAAGGCCGGAATCAGATTCGAAGTCATTGAAGCCCACAAGAATTACCGCATCATGCGAATTGATGTAGATGACACCTACCAACCAACACCCGAAGAAGCGGCATTCATGGAGGCTTATGCGACATCGGTCGCCAGTGCAACGGACGAGGAGGTGCTAGCTTTCTTTGCTGAAGATGCGCCTAGCGATGGCGATGCATTTACAGACAAATGGAGCCTAGGAACTTACTCTTCAATCATGGATGCATGGTGCGTGTGGAAGTTTGCCGTTGACTATGCAAAGGGGACAAAATGACAAGAGAAGAAAAGATATTGGCACTGACCAAATATGAATTGGAATTCATAGTTGAACATACCCAATGGGTAAATGACACCGCTGAATTCTTCGCTAAGGGTGGCTTCAATGCTGACACCGATAAAGAATTGGACTTGGCTATGTATCACAAATTTGGAAATGATTGAAATGAAAGTCAAAGACCTAATCGCACTACTACAAGAGTGCAATCCTGATACGGAGGTGTATACCTTCAATGACCATGACATTCACGCCATTACTATGGTGGACGAGATCGATGAATGGGTTCACCTTAACTTAGGAGAGAAGCAATGAAACCATGGCACCAATATACAGAAGAGGGGATTGCCCGACTAGCTGAAGAAGCTTTGAATGTAGCGGTCGCCCACATCCAAGACAAACTGGGTGTGGAAACCGGCGACTTTGCCGGCCTGTACTTTTCGGGCAACCGACAAGGAGCGATGGAGGCGGTGCTCAAGCAATACATTGAGCAGGAAATCCATTGGAATCAGGAAACTACATCATGAAGGTGCTTGTCGCCTGTGAATACTCAGGTGTGGTACGTGATGCCTTTACAAAGGCCGGACACGATGCCACATCCTGCGATCTACTGCCGTCCGAATCCCCGCATGGAAAGCATTTCCAAGGGGATGTGATGGAAATCCTGGCGCAAGACTGGGATCTTTTGATTGCCCATCCACCATGCACTTACCTGTGCGTGTCAGGCATTCACTGGAACAATAAGCGACCCGAGAGAGCCGCCCAAACCGAGGAGGCACTTAGATTTGTGGAGGCTTTGCTTGGCGTCGACATTCCAAAGATCTGTCTTGAGAATCCAATCGGCGTGATATCCACCCGCATACGCAAGCCAAACCAAATCATTCAGCCCTACCAATATGGACATGATGCGAGCAAGCAAACCTGTCTCTGGCTAAAAAACCTGCCGCCTTTACAACCCACCAAATTTATTGAGCCACGCATTGTGACCACACCCAGTGGTAAGAAAGCCAATAGATGGGCAAACCAGTGCGACAACTACGGCCATGACAGTCTGCCGCCTAGCGCAGATCGATGGAAGATTAGAAGTGCAACATACCAAGGCATTGCCGATGCCATGGTAGAACAATGGGGAGGCTTAGCATGAAGATATTAAACCTGTACGCCGGCATTGGTGGTAACCGCACCTTATGGGGAGGCGATCACCAAGTAACTGCCGTGGAATTCTGTCCTGAGATAGCCAAGGTCTACCGCGCGCGCTATCCAAATGATGAGGTGATTGTTGGGGATGCCGTCCAGTATTTGGAGGCGCACTATGCTGACTTTGATTTCATATGGGCAAGCCCACCATGCCCAAGCCATGGACAATACCGCCACAATGTGGGTGTGAGGGGTAAAGGTTTTGCGCCAGTCATGCCGGACATGAGCCTTTACTCACAGATCATATTCCTGCAGCACTACGCCAACGGCAAATGGATTGTGGAGAATGTGGTGCCGTACTATGAGCCGCTGATCAAACCAACCTTTGAGATGCAACGCCATTTGTTTTGGTCAAACTTCCATGTGCCACCCAAAGAGTTCGAGAAGTCTGACATCAGGAACAAAAATAAGATCTCCGACTTTGCCGGATATGAGGAGGTCGCAAAGAGCAAGATACGCAACAAGCGACAGGCCTTACGCAATTGCGTCAACCCCTATGTTGGCAAGCACATCCTGGAAAATGCATTCAATAAGATCGGTCAATTACAGTTACTAGAGGAGGCGGCATGACACAATACATTTACATTCTGATGGAGGAGGTTGACATAATTGCCGCCTACTCCACTCGAGAAAAAGCCGAAGCTGAAGCCCTAGAGTGGGGGCTTCGCAACTGGCACATTATCGAAACAAGGTTACGTTAGTGCCCATTGCTTTAATCAGGGACTGACCCGCTCGGAACAGTCCCACTCTCAGATGAGTATCGTTAAAGTCCTCGCCAACGACATCACTCATCCAGTATGGCCAACCAATTTCTTTGGCTACTCTCTCTCCAGTCCCGCTCTCATCATTGTCTGCCACAACAAACCCGCTCTCCAGTGTGGAGGCGACCTTCTTCAAATTTCCTGCACTGAAGCAAACATGAATGTTGTACCTGCGCTTGTAGGACTTTAGGACATGACGCACAGACAAGGCCGTAGCATAACCCTCGCAAAGGATATGAAAGCCCTTGTTATCGAAGCAAAACTCTGCATTTGAGGTGCGCTGCCCGAACAAAAACTTCTTTCCACCGGCCTCATCGATGACCTGACAACCCACCAATCTACCATCCACACGCATTGGAATTAGTAAGTAGTGGAGGCCATTGAGGACATAGATATTACCTTCCTCTTCCTCAAAACCCTTGGCTTTTAGATATGGATGGCGACCATACGCTGACTGCTTGAGCATCGATGCCGCCTTGTTAGCCGCATCCCTTTGCATGAGGAGGCGATCATCATCTGCCTTGCGAGCAAGCTTAACGAACTTGTCTGAGTTGG